TTTGATACGACAGCATTGGTTCAAGATTACACCAGAGAGCTGGAAAAGTGGAAGGCATCCGAATCCGGTGCTGATACGTTGTCGCTCGCACCACGCTATCCAAATCTGCTTCTAACTCAGAACAATATCCCGGACACCGGATACGGAAACGCAACATCTTAAGGTTAGGGTATTCAGAAACCTATTGGAGTTAATTAGTGGACATTAGCAGACTGGCAGACAAGTTACGTTCTCAAAACTTTGGTGCAAATGACAGCACAATTTTAAGTGCAATCAATCATCCTTTGACAGCGGCTCAAAAAGGCGCAGATTGGTTCGCTGGTCAAGTCAATCGAGCGGCCAATATTCCTGAGCAATACGACAATCCAAATCCATTAGCAGGTTATACGCCTGAACAACAAGTTGGTGGTGCTTTGAATCTTGCTGGATTAGCAATGACTGGGCCAGCTCCATTTGGCCCAAAAGGTTCTGGTGGTACGTTGGGAGCGATTCCTGTTTCACATGGGTCGCCTCATGGCCCATTTAAAGAATTCGATTTATCAGAATTAGGAACTGGCGCTGGCGCTCAAGCGTATGGGCATGGCATATATTTTGGCGAGGGGTACAATTCGCCTGTTGCGATGAGATATGCTCCAAGAAATGAAAAGCTAGAAAATAAATTGCAAGATTTGTACGACATTGCAGAAAAACGCAACCAATATCCATCTATGGAGGTTTATGAGCAATATATGCTAAATAAAGCGCCTGAAGATGTTGAAAAATATTTAGCGGAAGTTTTGCCTGATTATTCCAAATCAGAACAAATGGCAATGAAACAAGCCCATGAATTGGCTAAAAAAGCATATCAAGGTCAAAAAGGTTCTTACTTATACAATGCTGACTTGAAATGGACAGACCCAGCAAAAGAAGCTGAAATGCCTATGTCAGAGGAACATTTTTTGCATTGGGATAAACCTTTGCATGAACAATCTGATTATGTAAAAAAAGCTTTATATTCGATGCCATTGATAACGGATAATTTAACTGCAAAATTGTTAAATGGTGAACAAGGCTCAGATATTTATAATGCTTTAATAAATGCGACAGAGCTTGGTAAATTACCAAAAACTAGTGAACAATTTGGCGTTAAAGGTTCGGCAGAAACAGCTTCTAACTATTTAAACTCAATTGGAATACCTGGCATTAGATATTTTGATCCAGAACACGGAAGCGGAAAAAGCTTGCAGAATTTTGTAACTTTTAATCCTAAAACAGCCGATATTTTGTCTATAAATAGCAAAAAAATAGCCAACAAACTTAGAGGCCAATAAATGCTCAGACCAAAACGCCAATCATCATCAACCATTACGGTAACAGCACCTATTGGCGGCTGGAACGCTGTTACACAATTGGCGGCTATGTCACCTAATGAAGCGGTGATTATAGACAATTGGTTTTGCTTGCCGACTGAGTTGCAGGTTCGCAAAGGTTATACGGAATGGGCTACAGGCTATACAGGTAACATTCAATCATTTATCAATTATTCTCCAGCAAGCGGAACAATCAAGTTTTTTGCGGCTGCCGACAACAATGGCGATTGTGCGCTGTACGACGTATCTTCGCAAAATATCAGCGTCACCAACTTGGTAACAGAATCCGGTGATTTCATTACCACCGAGGCTGGCGTTCTTTTAGATACAAACAAAGCGGCTGTTGTTTACGGATTAACCAGTGCTAAGTTTAGATTTGCACAGTTTGCAAACAGCGGTGGTCATTTCACAATTGCCATCAATGACACCGATCCATTATTGCTTTATGACGGTACAACTTGGAATTCAGTCACTAGCACAAGTTCTCCTTATGCGATAACAGGTGTTGATACATCCGCATTAAATGATGTTATTTTGCATAAACGCAGAGTTTGGTTTGCTGAGCAAGACACTTTAAATGGCTGGTATCTTGATACCGATGCTGTGGCTGGAACAGCGCACAAGTTTGATTTTGGCCCGTTATTTTCTCAAGGCGGCTCAATTGCTAAATTAACCACTTGGACACTTGACGCTGGCTGGGGGATGGATGATTACTTAGTCGTCTTAACCACGAAAGGCGAGGTTGCTGTTTATAAAGGTGTGAATCCTGCCGACCCTGCCGACTGGTCATTGCAAGGTGTTTATTATATCGGTTCGCCTGTTGGGTTCTTCCCGACTTGCAAATACGGTGGCGATGCCTTGTTATTAAACAAAGACGGATTAATTCCTTTGTCGCAATGTTTAATGTCATCTCGGGTATCTACTCGAATCTCAATCACCAACAAGATTCAATCAAAAGTTACTCAAGCAACAACTGATTATGCCGGCAATTATGGTTGGCAAGTAATTTTGTTTCCACCGCAAAATATGTTGATGATTAACGTACCAACATCGAATACAACATCAGACCAATATGTGATGAATACTATTAGCGGGGCATGGTCAAGATTTGTTGATGTTAATGCCACCACATGGACATTTATCAATGAAGAAATGTATTTCGGAAATGCTGGCGCTGTTTATAAGTTCTGGGACGGACAAAACGACAATGGGTCTGTTGTAACAACTGATTTGTTGCCAGCTTTTAGTTCGTTTGGAAGTCAGTCGCAAATCAAACGCTGGTCAATGGCTAGAGTATCAATGGGCTATGACATTACATTTTCATTTTCATCGCAATTAAGTCTTGATTTTGATTTAGTATCTCAGCCGCCACAACCTTACAATACATTGTCATCAACCGCAGGTGTTTGGGATGTTGGCCATTGGGATAACGCGCTATATGGCGGGAATATTATCCCATTCGCTCAATGGCAAATGGCTTCAGGGATGGGGCATTATGGTTCTTATAGAATTAGAACATCGAGCAAAACAAGTGATATTCGATATTATGCAACCGACTATGTTTTGGAAGCGGGTGGAGTTCTTTAATGCCTAGTACAAGTGAAAAACAACATCTTTTTATGGAAGCCGTAGCGCACAATCCCGAATTCGCTAAAAAAGCGGGTGTTCCGCAATCTGTTGGTCAGGATTTCAACCAAGCAGATAAACGCAAACGATTAGCAAAACAATTAAGAAAACAATGAACAAAGAAGAATACACGCATGTGCCACCTTGGGGCGAGCCATCTTATGATAAAATGCTGGAAATTCTGGCTGGAAATCAAGATGCCGTTAGAATGATGCAAGTTATCGGCAAATGGTCGCACATTTATGATGATTTGATAGACAAAGACAAAGAAGTGTCGAAAGATGAAATCCATTGGGTAATGTGGGAGTTATTGGTTAATTTACAGCTTAATCCATTTTATACTGCAAATAGCATAATTTTAACTCCTTTAGTAATGAGTGGAATAATTAACTGGTTTGCAGCTAATGAAATTGAAAAAATTGGAAATTTAGAAGAATTAAGAATATCGCACAGCATTAGATATTCGATTTGCGATGTTGGGATGGTATCAATGATATTAGCTGGCGGCCTAGAGCATGCTAAAAAATATGCTCGTGTTGCGCGATTACTTTTCCAATGCGACACATGGGAACACTATAAATCTGAACATTTAAAAGGGTAAAAATATGTGCGACACCGGCCCATCAGCACCACCAGCACCAAATTACGCAGCAGCGGCTAGAGAAACCGCTCAGGGTAACGCAAATGCAGCTCGTATTGCCCAGTATGGCAATATGGTCAATCAAGTTACGCCGCAAGGTACTGTCACCTATAACCCGTCAACTCGAGGTTATATGGATGAAAAAGGCAATACAATATCAATAGATGCTTATAACGCATTAAAAAATAAAAAAGGTTATTCGCCTTTAGAACAGTGGACACAATCGGTCACTTTATCGCCTGACCAACAAGCTTTATACGACCAATCTGTTGCAATGAACAAAGAGCTGGGCAATATTGCTCAGTCTGGTTTGGCGTATGTTAAAGATGCAATGGGCAATCCAATCAAGCCCAAATTTGATGTTGTTGGCAATGCTCCTACTACATTTAGTCAAATGACTTCTAATGTTGACAGGCCTGATTTACAGACAGAAGTTGGCGATGCTGGAAGAATTCAACGGTCAGTAAATGATTACACTGGCGATGTACAACGTCAATCCGGTGCAAATGAACAGGCTAATGCCAATGTTTATCAGACATTAGGCCAATTACAAACAAGGGTGCAAAATCCTGAGTTATTAGCGCAAGACACCACAAACGCTTTGTACAAAGCGAACACACAGTATTTAGACCCGCAATTTGAGCAGGCACAATCTAAGCTAGAAAATCAATTGGCGAATCAAGGTATAACCAGAGGTTCTGAGGCATATAACAATGCCATGCAAAACTTTGGTAATCAAAAGCAACAAGCTTATGAATCTGCAAGAAATCAAGCAATAGCGGGTGGTACACAAGCTGCACAAGGCATGTTTGGTATGAATCTTCAGGGCGGTCAATTTGCTAATCAAGCACTTGGTCAACAATTTGGCCAATCTGTTACACAACAAGAATTGGCTAATGCTGCGGCTAATCAAAACAATCAATTGGCGCTGGCCAATCAGCAAGCCTACAACCAAGCGATTGCTCAGCAATATGGTCAAGGATTGGGCGCTGCTAATTTTGCTAATCAAGCACAGCAACAACAATACGACCAGTTGCTTAATAATGCCAATTTCAGAAATGCTGCACTACAAGGCATGTTCGGTATGGGCATGCAAAACGCTGCTCTTAACAATCAAGTTCAAAACCAAGCATTTGCACAAGGTTTATCAAACGCTCAATTGCAAAATGCGGCTTCTCAGCAAGATATTTCGCAACAACAAACCTTACAGCAAGCGCCCATCAATATGCTTAATGCCGTTAGAACTGGTCAGCAATTACAGGCAGCACAAATACCGCAAGTCGGTGTTTCTCAACCGGGTCAATTGGCTAACTGGCAAGGGGCTGACATGTTAGGCGCGGCACAAGCTCAAGGACAATATAACCAAGGTATTTATAACGCACAATCTGCGGCTGATGCACAAAAGGTAAGTGCGGGAATTGGGGCTATTGGTTCAATTGGCGGTGGTTTTGCTGCGAAGTCAGACATTCGACTCAAGAAAAACATTGTGCGATTGGGTACTCATAAAACATTGGGCATCGGCCTTTATAAGTGGGATTATATCTGGGATTATCCTGGTTACGGTGTCATGGCTCAAGAACTTGAACAAGTTATGCCTGAAGCTGTGTTTACGATGCCTGATGGCTATAAAGCTGTTAATTACTCAATGCTGGGGGCGTAATGACACCATTCGACCAATATAACCAAAGCTCTGGACAACCTTATTTGCGTCCGGCAACAGGATACATTGACGAATCACAAAGAGCCGCACTTGCTGCTGCTTTGCGTCAAGGGCCAATGCAAGCTCAGCAACGCTCAAGTAAAAGCCCTATTTCTCCAGAAATGGCTAATAAATTTGCTGATTGGGCTTTAGGATTAGGAAAAGAAGGCTTGCCAAATAGCTCACAAAATGTCGGTGTAAATGCTGTTACACCTGATTTTCAATCTGGCAATTATGGCGCACCTACCATGAACATGACTGGTGCAGGGTCTATTACACCTAACTTTAATTCAACTAATAATTTTCAAACGCCTATGATGCAACAGGGGTTCAATCCTTCTATGTTTAAGGGGATTTATTAATGGCTAGTTTATATGACGAACGTGTTTTAGGCGCACAACAACGGGCTGAGTTTGCTCGCAAGCTTCGAGAATCTTCCAATCAGCCTGCTGGCCAAATGGTATCCGGTTGGTATGTGCCTAACACGGGTGGCGCTGTTGTAGATGCCTTGCGTAATATTATGGGCGCTTATCAAGAGCGTGAAGCTAAAGATGAATTAAAAAACATCCAAAGGGAAAAACTGCAATCCACTATTCAAGCTATGAATCAAGCTGGAATTCAAGCGCCTGAATCAATGCTGAAAGAAGCTGGCACACCTGAAGTCAAACCCGGCATGTGGGACAGATTGACAGCGACTTTAAGAGGCGAAGAGGCTAAAGGAACACCAGCGCAACCTTATCAGCAAAATGTTGCTCAAAACGCAACTCCAGAGCAAAGAGAAGCTGGCTTGATGAATTTGCTGCAAGTGAATCCTGAGGTGGCCTCTGGCGCTATTGGCTTATATAACGCATCAACTAATCGAGCTTTAACTAAAGCTGAAAAAGAATATCAACATGCAAAAGATGTTCAAGAGCAAGAATGGAAACAAAAAACATACGAAGAAGGTAGGGCAGACCGTCTTGCTAGAGAAACTGCTGATAGAGATTTAAGAGCTGCTATTGCTGGAAATAAACAGCCACAATCCCAGTATGAATATAAGGAAATAAACGGACAGCCATTTAGTTTTAATCGGTTTACAAATCAATTAAGTCCAGTTCAATCACCTGAATCCGCTGGATTCCCTGTAAAAAAATTGAGTCCTGAGCAGCAAAAAATACAAGATGCTAATGACGCAATTGAAATACTTAAGGAAGCTGCCCCATTAGTTAATAAATCAACATCAAGCGGCATTGGAGCTGGAATTGATTATGCCGCGTCTTTAATCGGGAAAAGCACAGATGGCGCCGACGTTGCGGCACAGCTTAAGGTTTTAGGTGGTTCACTTGTTGCCAAAATGCCGAAAATGTCTGGGCCTCAATCAGATAAAGATGTTCTGCTTTATAAAGAAATGGCAGGAAGAATCGGAGACCCAACAGTTCCAGCATCGCAAAAAATAGCTGCCATGAATTCAATAAACCAATTGCAATCTAAATACGCTGGTGTTGAACCGGCACAATTGCAATTTGATGAAAAACCCGCGCAAGGTTCATGGAAAATAACTCCAATGGGACAATAAAATGCCTAGTTTTGAAATTACAGCACCAGACGGAAGAAAATATGCAATTGATGCACCTGAAGGCGCTACGCAGGAACAGGCGTTAGAGCATTTTAAGGCTAATTGGAAGCCAGAAACCGATACGTCTGCATTAAAAAGATTTGGCCAAGGATTATTAGAGCCAGTAGAAGGTCTTGGACAAATAGCGGCTCAAGGCATTGCTGCGGCTGCTCCAAATACGGAAGCTGGCAGATTTGCTCAACAACATTTGGAATTTGGCAAACAACAAAGACTAGCGCAAGAAGCTGCCAATCAAGCCGCTAATGTAGGAACTAATTATGCAGGAATGGCGGGCAATGTATTAAGCCCAGTTAATTTAATGACTGGTGCTGCAATGAAAGGCGCTCCATTGATTTCTCAAGGGGTGCGTGGCGGCGCTGTTAGCGGCCTGTTATCACCAAATAATGCAGAGGATAATTTTGCTGAAGAAAAAGCCAAACAAATTGGCATGGGCGCTTTAACTGGAGCAGCAACTGGATTAGGCTCTGATCTTGCAACCGGATTTATTAAAGGCGCTACACCTTCAAAATATGTGGAATTATTGCGAAAAGAAGGAGTTACGCCAACAGCTGGACAAATATTAGGCGGTGCATGGCAACGAGCTGAAAATAAATTAGAAAGCATTCCTATTCTTGGTGATTTTATTACTAAAGGACATAAAGAAGGATACGAAGAATACAACAAAGCTATTTTAAATAGAGCATTAAAGCCAATAGGCGAAACCACAGATAAAGTGGGTCGTGAAGGTGTTCAAGAAGTAGAAAGCAAGTTGAACCAATATTATGACAAAATATTGCCAGAACTTGGATTTTTACCTGACGATGAATTTGTTCAAAAAATGTCAACTATTAAACAAATGGTTGGTCAATTGCCTAGAAACGAACAAAAGTCATACGCCAATATAATGCAACGTATTGAAAGCCAAGCAAGTCCAAATGGTGGAATGGTTGGCGAAACATTTAAAGAAGTTGAATCGCTTTTAAATACTGAGGCAAAAAGATTTGGAAAATCTACTGATGCTTATCAACAAAGCCTTGGCGATGCGTTAAGCGAAACTTTAAAAACATATCGAGAAGTTTTGCCCAGATCAAATCCTAATTATGCCGATGAATTAACAAAAGCTAATACAGGGTGGGCAAATTATGCTCGTATTCGTGATGCAGCCAATAGAACATCGGCAGGCGCTAATGAAGGCATATTTTCACCAGCACAATTAGCTCAAGCAGTGAGATCGCAAGACAAAACAGTTGGCAAAGGGGCGTCCGCTAAAGGTAAAGCTTTGATGCAAGATATTGCTGAAGCCGGTACAAATGTATTATCGCCAAAATATCCAGATTCGGGAACAGCTGGTCGAGCTGCTTTAGATTTGGCAGTGGGCGGCGCAGGCTATGCGTTTAATCCTTTAATCCCTGCTGGACTTGCCGCAGCAGGATTGCCATTTGTTGGCGCTGGTAGAAAAGCTACTGGAAATCTGTTATTAAACAGACCTGAAGAAGCAAGAAAACTTGCTGATATTTTAAGACAAGGCGCAGCGTATGGTGTTACTGCATCGCCTTACATGGTTAATCAATAGGGGAATAACAAATGCCATTTAACGGTTCAGGAACTTATACATTGCCTGCTGGAAATCCTGTTGTCACTGGGACTACCATATCTTCAACAACGACTAACAATACAAATTCAGATATTGCAACAGCATTGACGAATTGCGTTACTAGAGATGGACAGTCTACGCCATCGGCTGATTTGCCGATGAATAGCCATAAATTAACAGGATTATCCGCTGGAACATCTAATGGCGATTCTGTGCGCTGGGATCAGGTACAATATGTCTTAAATATAGCTAGCGCAGGAACGTCAGGGCAAGTTTTGACTTCTGGTGGTACTGGTGCGCCAACATGGACTAATGCAGCAACAGGAGATGTCACTTTAACTGGCACTCAAACCTTAACAAATAAAACTATTGAAGCCGGTATATTCACTAATGGCTACACTGAAGAAACTGTAACAGCTAATACATCTACAGCTTATACAATTGATTTGGCTAACGGCTCTGTTCAGGTGTTGACCCTGACAGGCAGCTGCACGTTTACATTTCCAACTGCTACTGCTGGCAAATCATTTATGTTATTGCTTAAACAGGATGCCACAGGTTCTCGTACAGTTACTTGGCCTGCTTCTGTAAAATGGCCAGCAAGTACAGCTCCTACAATCACAAGCACCGCAAGCAAAGGTGATAAGTATGTGTTTACAGGTGATGGCACATACTGGTGGGGAAGCGTAGCTGGTCAAAACTATTTATAGGGGTCAGTATGTTTTCAAGTAACTCAACACAGGTTAGTTCAGAGGCTAATTACATCGAGGATGTATTCTCTACTTATCTCTACACCGGCAACAGCTCTACCCAGACGATTAACAACGGCATTGACTTGGCTGGGAAAGGTGGGATGGTGTGGATAAAATCAAGAAGCGCGGCTACTACTAATCATCGGATATTTGATACAAATAGGGGCGTTGGGAATTCCATTAGCTCAAATTTAACAACTGCGCAAAGTTTTGCAACTTCTTCTTTGGATGGTTTTTTATCTTCTGGGTTTTCTATTCAAGGCTTTAACGGAGAAATAAACGATTCTGCGAGAACCTACGCCTCTTGGACATTCCGCAAGCAACCTAAGTTCTTTGATGTGGTGACTTGGACTGGTAACGGCGCTTCACAAAATATTAGCCATAATCTTGGTTCCCAACCCGGCATGGTTATAGTAAAACGCACAAATGCAACTGAAGCGTGGGGTGTGGCGGTAAGACAATCTTCAACAACTTATGCTACGGGGCTTAGCTTAAATACTACGGATGCCGCCGTATATCAGGGTGTAACAAGCTACAATACGTACTTTACGTCTACGTATTTTGATGCGTATCGAGTAATAAGCGCCGCTGGTGATAGAAACACTAGCGGGGCCACTTATGTTGCCTACCTCTTCGCCCATGACGCAGGAGGCTTTGGTCTGACGGGTACGGACAATGTGATTTCGTGTGGGTCGTTTACGACTGATGGCTTTGGAATTGCAACAGTAAACCTTGGCTATGAGCCTCAATGGTTGCTATATAAAGATATTGGCTCTGGTGGATATGATTGGCAAATTATTGACAATATGCGTGGCTTTACAACAAGCACCGCAGACAAATTGCTTCAGCCAAATACGTCTGCCGCTGAAAGTTCAAACAATATCGTAGGCCCAACAGCGACAGGCTTTCATTTTGATTTGCGTCCTGGAACCTACATTTACATCGCCATCCGTCGTGGCCCGATGAAAGTGCCTACTGTGGGGACGAGTGTTTATAACGCGTATGCTGCATCTGATGCAACCCTTCAAAATGTAGGATTTCCTGTCGATGTGTTCTTTGACTGCGTTAGAACCGGAGTGGCTTGGAACTTCCTTGCTGGATCAAGACTTATCGGAACGACAAATCAGCTTATAACATCAAGCACAGGTGCTGAAACAACCGTATACGGCCCGAGTGGTGGGTATGACAAACAAAATAGTTTTGCTCCTTCTGTTGGTGGTAGCGCAAATAATCTATGGTACGCGTTCAAACGCGCCCCAGGCTTCATGGATGTGGTGGCTTATACGGGGACGGGTAGTTACACAACCAAAAATCATGGTCTAGGCGCAGTTCCAGATCTTGTGATTATTAAACGCAGGAACGGAGTAGGAAACTGGTGGGTGTATAGACCCTCTACCGAAGCGGGTTATATGTACCTAAACGCCACGAACGCCATCAGTAATGTAGGAGGAGGTGGCAATTATTGGCCTGCAACTAACACTACTATAACAGCGTATCCAGATACTTCAGGCGAAACCTACATCGCCTACCTCTTTGCCTCCCTACCGGGAATCAGCAAAGTTGGAAGCTACACCGGGAATGGTTCAAGCCAGACAATCAACTGCGGATTCTCAAGCGGTGCAAGGTTTATTCTAATCAAGCGCACTGATTCAACTGGTGATTGGTATGTTTGGGATACAGCACGAGGTATTGTTGCTGCAAATGATCCTCATTTATCTTTAAACACGTCTGCTGCCGAAGTAACAACTGATGATAGTGTTGATACAGATTCAACTGGTTTTATTGTTAATCAAGTGGCAGCGACAAACATCAACGTGACATCAGCAACCTATATTTACTTGGCAATAGCATAGGAACAATCATGCAAATACGAATCAGAGAAACAGGGGCAGTAATGTACGAAAATGAATTTCGCACATTATTTCCTAACACCTCGCTACCGCAACAACTATCAGAATCCTTAATCAACGAACTCGGTGCTGATGTTGTTTTTGAAGGCCCACAAGCTACAGGTGGTACGGTATATCAATACAGTCAATACGCAGGTGTTGAGCAAATTGATGGCAAATGGTATAAAAAATATATTCTAGGCCCAGTATTTACTGATGGTGAAACA